AACTTTCAACCCTCAACTTTTCATCGACAGCACGCTCGCCACCTTCGAGGTCGCCCACCGGCTGCTGACCAAGCGCGGCGAGGGCATGATGATTTGCAGCGCGGCGACGTGCGCGCGGTTGCTCGAAACCCACCCGCTGTGGCGCAAGACCTGGCTAAAGCTCACGCTGCCGAATTTCTTCCCCGGCGTGCTTCAGAAAATGCACATCGCAGTGGTGTATTTCGCGGCGAGCCACCACGGCAGCGCCCCGCTGGAAGTGACGGCGCAGGACGCCATGCCCGGCACCATCCGCCGCGTGCTGCAGTTTGCCGCCGACAACCGCGACAAGCTGATCGCGGGCGAGACGGTGAAACGCTCGCATGACTGCTGGCCCGGCACGGGGAGCGCCTTCGAGGCGGTGGCCGACGAGTGGAAGCGGCAGACCGACGCGGAGTATGCGGCACGCAACGGCTGGAACATCCGGCTCACGGCGAAGGGCATGATCGCGGCCTACGTCACACCCTTTCAGACGATCACCGGCGACGTGCCGAAAGAGCTGGTGGACGCGCTCAAGGCGATTGACGGCCAGCATCCCGCTGGCCTCGTGGTGCAGCGCAACTCGCGCAAGGCGCTGGTGCTGGCGGTGCAGGGCGGCGTGTGGCGCGTGCATCCCGATGTGACCGCCGCGGTGGACGCGGCGATGAAGAACTACAACGCCGTGCGCGCGCCGCTGCGTCCGCTCAATGCCGTCCAGCGGTTAGGGCATCTGGACGAAGAGGATGACATTCGCTGCGAGCACCCGCCCGGCGTTGGCTTCACGGCGGGCCGCTCGTATCCGCTGGAAAGCGAGACGTTCCAGGGTCGAAAGGTGGAGAGACGCCCCCACCACAACGGCGAGAAAGACCGCAAGGAGGAAGTGCTCGTGACCGGCCAGGAGTTGCTCCTGCGCATCCGGGACGACGCCGGCGCGTGGCACGCCTTCACGCAATACGATCTCGGCCGCGACCAGCAGGCCGAGCGGCCCGAGCAGCATTTCCATCTGCTCGCGGAACTCGTGGAGTGCTTCCACATCCCCGACGTGCCTGACATCGCGCAGGTTCACCCGGAGGAATTCGCGGAGTATCAGCGGCGGCTGCGGGCGCTGGAGTGGGGGTGAGCGGGGCTGTGTCGGTGCAGTGGCTCCAGATTATCGCCGACGCCTTCCCAAGCCGAATCCAGCGCTCGCCAAGCCAAGCAGCGCCAGGCATCCCGGCTCCGGGACCGCACCGACCTGAATGGGGGCCGCGCTGACGTTCTCGTAAGCCCAGGAGATGATCTTCCCCGGCCCGACGTTGCTGACCTGCACCTCGATCCAGCCGTAGTGATCCGGCCCGCCCACCGTGGAGCGGAAGGTGATGCCCAGGTAGCCGGGGACATTGAGGGCAAACTGTCCGACCCCAATGCCGAAGTGCGTTTCCGAACCGCTTTCGCCCGCCACAAAGTTGCTCGTGCCGTCGATCACGGTGCCCACGGCCAGGTTGAGGATCTGGGAGGAACCGGTGATCACGGGCCGCAGCAGCGGACTGTTGGCGATTTTCACGCCGCCGAAAAAGGGGTTGATCCACGGCGCGGTGGACCAGCCACCGGGGAGTGCCCCGGCTGTCGCCCCGGTGTCGATGCGGAGATAGGAACCTTCGAGGTCGAACGGAATCGGGAAATCCTGCACGCCGCTATAAACGATGGCCGCCCGGCTGGCCGGCGTGGCGGCGGCGAGCAGGGGAAGGAGCAGGAGCAATTGGGATTTCATGGGGCGAGTAAGGCTGGAAGGGCTTCAGGGGGAGATTGTCACCTGCACGCGGAAGAAGCGGGCCTTCTTGCCGCTCAGGAAGCCGGGAAATGGCACGCTGACGATCTGGTGAGGGCCGTTGTCGGCCAGCACCGTTGGATCTACCATGCTCGGCGTCCAGTCGATCAGGTCAGGGCTGAACTGCACGGTATAGGTCAGCCCGGCAGCCACGTAATCGTCCCGGCGGACAAAGAGCGCCCGGAAGTCCACCCCGGTGGGGATGCTCTCGAAGAGCGTCGTCGGCTGACCGGTCGCGGTGATCGTGCCGCCGCCGGCCAGCGTGCCGTTGTAAACTAGCGGTCCACTACTGCCGGTGTTCGGGTTCACCCCGAAAGCGAAATTGAGCAGGTTCTTGATTCCATTGGTGCCAAGGGCATCTGGATCGTTCGGCACGCTATAGGCGAGAGCCCATGATTCGAACACCGTCTGCCCTATCCCCGTCAGCGCGATGTCGAAGGGGTTCTTCGCTCCGGTCACGTTACTGGCGATGTGGATGCCAGCGTTGCTCGTTCCGCCTGCGCCGGGAGAAAAGGTGACAGTGAAAGTGGCGGTGCCTGGGCCCACGGGGACGGTCGTGGCGCTCAGCGCGCTCACCGTGAAGGCGGCATTGTCCGCTCCATCCTTGGTCACGGCGAGGCTGGTCAGGGCGGCCGTGCCCGGGTTCGTGATGGTGAAGGTGAGCTGCGCGCTGCTGCCTACGGTCACCGTGCCAAAGGCCACGCTGCCTGCGCCATCGGTCAGCGCGCTGGCTTGAGTCACCACGATCTCGGCATAAGGTCCAATCGTCGCCCATTTCAGGCTCGTGTTTTCCTCATCGTAGTAGCTGATGGCCGGGCTGCCATTGACCACCGCCAGCGAGGTGTAGGTGCCCACGCTGCCAATGCTATCGACGGTCACAGGCGTACCCCAGTTTGTCCCGCTTGCGTCCAGTGCTCTCACGTATTTAAGGTCGTCGTTGGTCTGGTCGTGATAACTGATGGCCGGGTTGCCATTGACCACTTTTAGCGAGGTATAGAGCCCCACGATGCCGATGCTATCGACGGTCACGGGCGTATCCCAACTCGTCCCACTCGCGTCCAATGCCCTTACATAAAGGAGATCACGGTTGGTGACGTCGTGGTAACTGATGGCCGGGTTGCCATTGACTACCGCCAGCGACGTATATTGGCCCACCATACCGGCACTGGCCACGGTCACGGGAGTGCCCCAGTTTGTCCCGTTTGCGTCGAGAGCCCGCACGTATTTAAGATCGGCGTCGAAAAAATTTGTTTCATCGTTGTAACTGATGGCCGGGTTGCCATTGACCACCGCCAGCGAGGTGTAGGTGCCCACGCTGCCAATGCTATCGACGGTCACAGGCGTACCCCAGTTTGTCCCGCTTGCGTCCAGTGCTCTCACGTATTTAAGGTCGTCGTTGGTCTGGTCGTGATAACTGATGGCCGGGTTGCCGTTGACCACCACCAGCGAGGTGTAGGTGCCCACGGTGCGGTCACCGTCCACAGTGCCGGCACCGTCCACGGTCACGGGCGTGCCCCAGCTCGTCCCGCTCGCATCCAGCGCCCGCACGTATTTGAGGTCGCCAGAGATCTGATCGTGGTAGCAGATGGCCGGGTTGCCATTGATCACCGCCAGCGAGGTGTACAGGGCCATATCGCCGGGACTGTCCACAGACACGGGCGTGCCCCAGCTCGTTCCGGCTGCGTCTAACGCCCGGATGTATTTGAGGTCTTGATTACTGGCATCCAAGTAACAGATGGCCGGGTTGCCGTTGACCACCGCCTGGGAGGTTTCTGTGCCAACGCTGCCGCTCTGTGCAGCGTCGTCCGGCGTGGTGGCCCCTGCCCAACTTGTGCCGCTCGCATCCAGCGCCCGCACGTATTTCAGGTCGCCGTTTGTGATTTCGTAGTAACTGATGGCCGGATTGCCATTGACTACCGTCAGCGACGTCCAGAAGCCTGTGTTGCCGGCGCTGTCTACGATAATGGCTGTGCCCCAGCCCGTCCCACTCGCGTCCAGAGCTCGCACGTATTTGAGGTCGCCGCTGTTGCCATTGCGGTAACTAATGGCGGGGTTGCCATTGACAACCGCCAGCGAGGTGTAAGCGCCCACGCTGCCGGTGCTGTCCACGGTCACGGGCGTGCCCCAGCTTGTCCCGCTGGTGTCCAGCGCCCGGGCGTATTTGAGGTCGCCGTTGGTGACGTCGTAGTAACTGATGGCCGGATTGCCATTGACTGCCGCCAGCGACGTGTCGGCACCCACTCTGCCGGCACTGTCTACGGTCAAGGGCGGACCCCAGTTCGTCCCGCTCGCGTCCAGCGCCCGCACGTATTTGAGGTTGGAATCGAGTGATTGAGTTTCATCGTTGTAGCTGATGGCCGGGTTGCCATTGACCACCGCCAGCGAGGTGTATTTGCCCACTCTCCCGGTGCTGTCCACTGTTACGGGCGTGCCCCAGTTCGTCCCGTTCGCGTCCAGCGCCCGCACATATTTGAGGTCGGCGTTCGTGAGGTCGTAGTAGCTGATGGCCGGGATGCCATTAACCACCGCCAGCGAAGTGTATCGCCCTGTGCTGCCGGTGCTGTCCACGGCTACAGGCGTGCCCCAGTTCGTCCCGTTCGCGTCCAGCGCCCGTACATATTTGAGGTCACCGTTGGTGACATCGTAGTAGCTGATGGCCGGGTTGCCATTGACCACCGCCAGCGAAAGAAACCAGCCCACGTCGCCAGCGTAGTCCACGGTAGTGATCGTCCATGTACCCGAGCCATCCGTCGCGCTATTGCGGGCAAACATGAGGTTATTTTTCGTGTCCGCGCAATAAGCAATGGCCGGGTTGCCATTGACGACAGCCTGCGAGGTGTATCGCCCCGTGCTGCCGTTGGTGCCGATGTCCAGCGTGCGGGTGGTGATCTGCGCCCCCGCTGGGAGGACGAGGAGCAGGGCGATGGCGAGGAAAAGGGACAGGATTGCTTTCACGGAAGGTGTGCTGTTTGAATGGTCAGTAATCGTGAAAATGTCGTTCCTAGGGAAACGCCGAGTGTTAGTGGGCGGGCGAGAGGATAAGAGCAGGTAGCAGGCTCTCCGCGTGAGGAGTCTGGCTCGCCGACCGTGCAGCGTAGGTTCCGGGAGTTCATTCCGTTGCGGAGTCTGGCCGGTTCAGGAGCGCCCGGCAAGATAAAATCTGGCCGAAGGTATCGGCTCACTGCCGGTTTGCCGCTTTGGCTTCGCGTGGCCCGAGGTCCCAGGAGCGCGACCATCCTTCCTTCCACTTCCGCGCCCCAGCCGAACTCGCCCCAAGAGCTTCAGAAATTTCCAAACCCAAAAACCAAGAAACCAACGAACCACCATGTTGAAATTCCCTGACTTCCAACTCGAAGACCTTCCCCGGCTCGCGATTCTCGACGGCGCGATTTGCGGCTGGGAACAGGGGCTAGGAAAATCCATCGCGGCCATCGCGCTCGCACTCATCAAGCGGGCGCGGCGCATCCTGCTCATCGCGCCCGACGACCTGCACCAGCAGCACAAAGAGAGCGCGGCCAAGTTTTTCCACGTCCATCTGACCACGCTGGAGCGCATCGAGCAGCTTGGGCCGATGGGCCTTTACCGCCCGCACCCGGACGCCGCGCCGCCGCGCTTCTTCATCACCAGCTTCCACAATCTCGGCTACAACAACGCCGACGAGTGGCCGGCGGAAATGCAGGACGAAGGGCTGGCCAGAACCCGCGACGCGCGGATGCGGGCGCGGCTCTACGACCTGGAGCAGCTTGTGCCGGCATACGTGGCGGCGCGGCTGCGCGGGGAGAAGCACCTGGACGCGAATGAATGGTTCAAAGGCATCGGCGCGGAGCGGACTTACCAGTTGAGAGTTGAGGGAACGGCTTCGCCTTTAGTTGAGAGTAAGAACCCGCCCGCTCCGGGAACTCCGAACTCTCAACACTCAACTTTCAACTCTCAACATTCCCTCACCATCCGCTGCGTGTGGAAGCCTACGCTGGCGCGGATGCTCGCGCAGCACGACTGCTTCGACATGGTGCTGGTGGACGAGGGGACGATCATGCAGGCGGACAACTCGCATCTCGGCAACGGCGTGCGGATGCTCAACCCGCGCTACCGCTACGTGTTCACCGGCACGCCGATTAAGAACCGCGTGGACAGCGCCTTCTGGCTGATGAAATGGGTGTGCGGCAACCAGCCCGGCCCGACGGCGCGCTTCCCCTACGAGGGCACCGCGGAGGCGCGCGAGCAATTCGCCAACCACTATCTCCAGCACGACGAATTTCTGACGCGGGAGGAGGAGGCCGAGCGGGCGCACTACTGCAAGCACGGCAAGGCGCGGAGCATCAAGATCGAGAAGCGCACCGCCCGGCTCTGCAACGTGCATCGGTTCTGGAAGATCACCGCGCCGATCATCCTGCGGCGGCGCAAGGACGATTGCGGGCTGCCCATCGTGCAGAAGATCGTCCAGCCCATCTGCATCCCGCCCGGCCGCACGCAGCAGGAGGTCTATCGCTTTCACCTGGAAAATCCGCCGCTCGCGGCGCGGGCCACGCCGACCAAGCCGGTGGAGCGGCGCGTGCAAATCGGGATGCAGCTCACGACCCTGCGCACGGCCGCGCTCTGCCCGCACGCCGCCACGCTGGCGCAGACCGTGACGAGCAACACCCGCTTTGGCGGGAAACCCGAAATCCGAAACTCGAAATCCGAAACGATCGGCCCGAAGAAATCGTGGACGGATCTGAACCCGAAGATGGCGGCGATCTGCGCGCAGGTGGCGGAGGTTATCGCGCAGGGCGAACAGGTGATCATCGGCTCGCCGTTCGAGCCGTTCAATTCCGCCCTGCACTCGCGGCTGGCGGATGCGGGCGTTTCGAGCGTGCTGCTCGACGGCAGCGTGAGCGCGAAGCGGCGCGGAGCAATGGCCGCGCGCTACAAGGAAGGCGAGTATTCGGTGATCGTGGCGGGACTGAAGGCGATGGGAAAGGGGCACAGCTTCGAGTGCGCGAAGCATCTTTTCCTGCCCTCGAAAAGCTGGGCGCTGGACGAGAACGAGCAATTCATTCACCGCGTCTGGCGGCTCAATTCCCGCGAGGACGTGACGATCTACACGTTCACCACGCGGAATACGATCGACGAGCTGATGGACGCCGACTTTGGCGCGAAGCTGGACAGCGCGCAGCTCGGACTCGACGGGCAACTCATCGAGCAGGTGGTCGAAGAGGTCGATCTGGCGAAGCTGCTGGAAAAGGCCGTGCGCAACTTCGACCCGGCGGCCCCAACAATTGACGAGCGCGACATGGAACGCGAGTGGGAGGAATCCCTGCGGGACCGTTTAACCGCCGCCGAAGCCGCCTTCCGCCTGCACCGCCGGCAACGCGACCGCGCCGCCGACGCGCCACCGCTGGCCATGCTGGAGCCGCCCGGTTCACTGGCCCGCGCCTGGGCCACGCGGAAGCGCCAACTGCGGGACGCGGCATGAACATCGACAATGCGCCGCTAGTCCGCTAAAGACCAAGCCTATGGCCCGCCCCAAGACCAACGGCAACCCTGCTTTGTCTTTTTAATCATGAGCCAAAATCGCCCGGCAATTCCCATCGCGATTCGCCGCGAAGTCCTCTTTGAAGCACGCCACCACTGCGCCGTCTGCTGCAATGGCCTTCCGCTGGAACAAGCGCATGTCATTCCCTGGAGCAAGAGCCATGTGCATAGCGTCGCAAACCTGGTTGCCCTCTGTGCAGGCTGCCACACCCGGGCGGATGGAGAAAAATGGGGCGTTTCCGTGCTCCGGGAATACAAAAAAAACCCGTGCATCTTGGCCCGGAAAAGCAACGCCCCTGAAGGAACAAACGCGCATCTCGTCCAGCTTCTCGAAATCCTAGTGAAGAAAGAGGTCGCCGAAATGTGCCAGCGCGCTCCCGAACTCGCATCCTGTTTGGCCGCCTATACAGGCAGACCCGGAGAAGTTGAGACTGTTTCAGTAGAGCAGGCCAACAGCAGTAAGATTGTAGTGCGAACTACAAGAATGGCGGCGGAAAAGATTCTTGCAGGCTTCAAAACGAAAGACCCACTGCTAGCGGCCTTCGTTGACGATTTCGAACTACTCGGCGTTAAAGCGATCCCCCCCACGCCAAGTGCCGGAGCACGAGACCCAACTGCGTTTCAGTCGATTCCCATTGCACCGAAAAAGTTTCTCACCAATCAAGGCGAGAACACGCTGAGCAAGCGGCTGGAGAAAATTCTGCCGCTGATGCAGGACTTCGATTGTCTCGTCGGATATTTTTTCATCAGCGGCTTTTTTCGGCTCTATCCGTCGCTCGAAACCATCAAGAAAATCCGCATCCTCATCGGGCTAAAAAACGAGCACGTCGTCCACGGGCTCATGCAGATCGCCAACGACGGCGAAGGCGAAGGCGCGCCCTCCACGGCGGAGATCAAGACGATCTTCGGCGGCATGATGAAAAAGGAACTCGTCCAGGCGAAGGACACACTCGCCATCGAGACGGGCGTGCGGAAGTTCATCGAGTGGATTCGCTCGGGCAAGCTGGAGGTGAAGCTCTACCGCGAGCAGAACATCCACGCGAAGGTCTATATCATGACGCCGGAGCATCCGCTGGAGAGCGTGAACCACGGCTACGTCATCACCGGGTCGAGCAACTTTTCGCACAGCGGCCTCGAAGGAAACCTCGAGTTCAACGTGCTGCTCGCGGAACCGGAGGACCACGACTACGCGCTGCACCGCTTCAACGAGCTGTGGAAGGACGCCGTGGATGTGAAGGACGTTCACGAGACGATCCTCGATGCCGTGGAAAAGGAATCGCCGTTCGCGTTCTTCTCGCCCTACGAACTCTACCTCAAGTTCCTTGCCGAATACTTCCGCGACTACCTCGGCGACCGCACGAAGCTGAACGCGGAAAATCTGCCGCAGAATTTCAAGAAGCTCAGCTACCAGGAGGATGCCGTCTTCACCGCGCTGCAGATGCTCAAGACCTACGGCGGCGTCTTCATTGCCGATGTCGTTGGCCTCGGCAAAACCTTCATCTCCGCGCTGCTCGCGCTGCAACTCGATGGCCGCTGCCTCATCATCGCGCCGCCGAGTTTGCTCGATGAAAACAGCCCCGGCTCGTGGCCGCGCGTCTTCCGCGACTTCTGCATCCCCGGCCACAAGTGCGTATCGATCGGCAAGCTCGAAGAGGTCATCGACCAAGGCGTCGAGTTTTACAAATACGTGTTCATCGACGAGTCGCACCGCTTCAAAGGCGACTCCACACAGCGATACGAACACCTCACGCGCATCTGCCAGGGCAAGGGCGTCATCCTCGTCTCCGCCACGCCCTACAACAACACGCTCGACGACATCTACAGCCAGTTGAAGTTGTTCCAGCCGCCGCGCAACAGCACCATCCCAGGACTCCGCAATCTGGAGGCATTTTTCGACAAGCTGCGCAATCGCCTCAAGCCGTTCCATCGGCTCGACGACGCCGAGCAATACGTCGCCGCGATCGAGGAAAACGCCCACGAGCTGCGCGAGCGCGTGCTCAAATACATCATGGTGCGCCGCACGCGCAGGGAAATTGAGGAGTTCTACGGCGACGACCTCAAGAAGCAGAAGATTTGGTTTCCGAAGGTCAGCGATCCCGTGCCGCTGCTCTACCAGCTCAGCCGCGCGGAAAGCGCCGTCTTCACCGACACGCTGGAGTGCATCACCAGCACCGATTTCCACTACGCCCGCTACCAGCCGCTCAATCCCGAATACTACACCGGGCCGATGGAAGAGCGCGCCGTGCAGGGCCAGCGCAACCTCGCCACCTTCATGAAAATCCTGCTCGTGAAGCGGCTGGAAAGCAGCTTCCACGCATTTCAGGAAACGCTCGCGCGCTTCATCAAGTCCCACGAACTCGTATTGCAGGCGTTCGACGACGGCTCCGTTTATACGAGCCGCAAGCACAGCAACAAGGTGCTCGAATTCCTGGAGGAAGGCGACGACGACGCCATCGCCGATCTCATCGCGCAGGAAAAAGCCGAGGAGTTCGACGCGGGAAAATTCACGCCCGACTTCCGCAAGCACGTCGCCTCCGACCTCGCGACGCTGCGCCAGATTCAGACCTCGTGGAAGGCGATCAAGCGCGACCCGAAGTGGATCGAGTTCAAGCGCCAGCTCACCACCACGCTCGCTAAGGGGAAGCTCATCATCTTCACCGAGTTCGCCGACACCGCGCGCTATCTCGCGGAGAAGATCAAAAAGGAAGTCGAGCCGGAGACGCTGCTCTTCAGCTCGACATCCAGCCCCGAGCTGCGGCGCGAGGTCATCGCGAACTTCGATGCGAACAAGAAAGAGCCGCTCGATGACTATCGCATCCTCATCACCACCGATGTCCTCGCGGAAGGCGTGAACCTTCATCGCTCGGCCACGGTCATCAACTACGACATCCCTTGGAACCCGAGCCGCATGATGCAGCGCGTCGGACGGGTGAACCGCGTCGGCACGAAATTCAAAACCATCTCCACCTACAACTTCTTCCCGACCGATGAGGGCAACGACCAGATCGCCCTCACCGAGTCGGCCAAGTCGAAGATCGCCGCGTTCATCTCGCTGCTCGGCAATGACGCGCGCCTGCTCACCGGCGACGAGCAAATCACGTCGCACAATCTTTTCGACCGCATCAACTCGAAGGAGTCGGCGGAAGGCGGCGGGGAGGAGCAAAAGAGCGAGCTGAAATATCTGCGCCAGATTCTCGACGTGAAGGAGAAGCAGCCGGAGCTTTTCCAGCGCATCCTCGCGCTGCCGCGCAAGGCCCGCTCGACGCGCTTCCACGCGCCGGAGCCGGGGCCGGCAGAACATCCCGATGCGGTCACGCCGCGCCCGGATCGCCCCGCCGTCATCAGCTACTTCCGCCAGGACCGGCTCGACAAATTTTTCCGCTCCCACGCCGACATCGAGCGCGCCGAGGAACTCGACTTCTTCACCACCGCCGAGACGCTCGAAACCACCGCCAGCGAGAAGCGGCGCGAGATCCCGCCCGAGCAGTTCTATCCGCTGCTCGACAAGAACAAGGACGGCTTTGCGACTGCGACCACGCCGAGCGTCGAGACGCTGCTTCCCTCGACCGCGGCGGGCGGTGGCAACGAGGCCATCATCTTGAAGCGGCTCCGCGCCCGCAGCTTTCGCAACGCCGACGTGCTCACGCCGGAGGAGCGAAAATTCGGCGCTGCCGTGCATCAGATCATCGCCGACGGCCGCGTGGGCAAGGCCACAATCCGCAAGGTGAAGGAGGCGTTCGACAAGACCGACGATCCCGTGGCGATGCTCGCCATTCTCCACAAGGACATCGCCCGCCAGTATCTTGTGGGCGCGGCGCACAAACCCGACAAGGATGCGCCACTCGCACCGCGCGAAGTCATCCTTTCTTCCTACCTTCCCTAGCCCATGGACAAGACCACTGCTCAACGCATCGTCCGCGACACCTTCAAGGCGCCGTTCGACAGAAAACGCTACCGCGACTTCATCAACGAACTTTGCAACGGCATTGATGAATCAAAGGCGATTCCCTCGATGGGCGTGCCGGACGCTTTCGCGCTGCACATCAAAAGCTGCCAGCGGCTCGGCACGTTTGAATCTCCCGACGGCGAGCTGACGGACGTGCTTGTGGTGCAGCTCACTGAATCCTTCAAGCTGGAGCGCACTCGAACCGCGCTGCGCGATTTCGTCGCCCACAAGCTCAAGCGCGATGAGAGCTACAAGGAAGCCGGCCTCGTCGCGTTCGTCGCGCCCGATTCGCAAGCCTGGCGCTTCTCGTATGTCCGCATGGAATACGAGACAAAGCGCGATCCGCGCACCGGCAAGATCAAGCCCGAGGAACGTCTCACCCCGGCGCGGCGCTACTCCTACCTCGTCGGCGCGGACGAGGAATGTCACACCGCACAGAGCCGCTTTCTCGCGTTGCTGCAAAACACCGACGACAAGCCGACGCTCGCAGACATCGAGGAAGCGTTCAGCGTCGAATCTGTCACCAAAGAATTCTTCCGCGAGTATGTGCGGCTCTTCGAGGACACCAATGATGCGCTCGCGGCCGTGGTGAGGCGCGAGAAAGCCATCCGCGACGACTTCAAGGAAAAGGGTGTTACCACCATCGACTTCGCCAAGAAGCTGCTCGGCCAGATCGTCTTTCTCTACTTCATCCAAAAGAAGGGATGGCTCGGCGTGGCTAAAGGCGGGAACTGGGGTAACGGGCCCCGCAATTTTCTGCGTCAGCTCGCCAACCGCGCCATCGGTGAAAAGAAGTGCCTCTTCAACGACGTGCTCGAACCGCTGTTCTACGACACGCTCGCCACCGATCGCGGACACGCGGCGTGGTGCAAAATCTTTGCCTGCCGCATCCCGTTCCTGAACGGCGGCCTGTTCGAGCCGCTCGCCGGCTACGAGTGGAAAAAGACCGACATCGACCTGCCCAACGCGCTCTTCGCCAACACGACCCGCAGCGACGTCGGCGATGTCGGCACCGGCATCCTTGATGTCTTCGACCGCTACAACTTCACGGTCAACGAAGCCGAGCCGCTGGAGCAGGAAGTCGCCATTGACCCTGAGATGCTAGGAAAGGTCTTCGAGAACCTCATCGAAGAAAACCGCCGCAAGGGGCTCGGAGCATTCTACACGCCGCGCGAGATCGTTCACTTCATGTGTCAGGAGAGCCTCATCAACTACCTCGACACCGGACTCAACAGCCCGGTCGCGCCAATCGGTGCCGCGACGCCTCAGCCCGACCAGCAGCCACCGCTTTTCAGCGACTCATCGGAAAAGCCCAAGGCACGGCCTACGCAGGGGGAGTTCACCGATGCCCGGCAGCGAGTCCTCGTAGCCCGGAAGGATTTGGAAGTCTGGATTCGGCAGAGCGACCAGTTCGCCCACTACACGGCGGCCATCGCCGCCGGGACGCGCGGCGACAACTATCCCAAGCCACCTGACTCCATCCGCAAGTTCGCGCGCGAGATTGATGCCCTCCTGCGCGACATCACTGTTTGCGATCCCGCCATCGGCTCCGGCGCGTTCCCGGTCGGCATGATGACGGAAATCGTGCGCGCTCGCATGGCGCTCACGCCCTACTTCAACGACGTGGCCGAACGCACGGCCTACCACTTCAAGCGCCACGTCATCCAAAGCTCAATTCACGGCGTGGACATCGATCCCGGTGCCGTCGAGATCGCCAAGCTGCGCCTGTGGCTCTCGCTCGTCGTAGATGAGGACGACGTGCAGCAGATCAAGCCACTGCCCAACCTCGACTACAAGATCGTCGTCGGAAACTCCCTGCTCGGCTTCCCGTTCAAATCCCAGCGCGTGCAAAAGATCGAAAAGCTCAAGGCCGAATACTTCGACGAAACCGACCACGACAAAAAACGGAAGCTCAAGCGCGAGATCGATTCCGAACTGGCGCAAGCGTTCGCTGCGTCCAAGAGCAGCCTTGGCTACGAAGTCAGCTTCGACTTCGAGATTTACTTCTCAGAGGTTTTCCGCACCCGAGGAGGATTCGATGTCATGATTGCCAATCCGCCTTACGTCGATTCCGAAGTCATGGTGCGGGAGCAACCAGAAGTTCGCACGGCAATCGGGGCAAGATTCTCGACGACAAAGGGCAACTGGGATCTATACATCCCTTTCTTGGAACTTTCGTTAGCGAAGCTATCTCGCCAAGGCACGAGCTGTCTGATCACCCCAAACAAGTGGTTGGCGATCAGCTATGGGCAAGCATATCGCGCCTTTGCCAAGGACATGATTTACGGGATTGCCGACTACTCGCGTTTTCGCGCGTTCGAGAACGTTGGTGTGTTTCCAGTCGTCCAATTCGCATCGCCTCGAAGCAAGGCAACGATGGACATGGCACGGTTCTCCGACGGCCACGAACAAATTTTTTCGACATCGTTGCCGCGTACGGCTTTTGCAGAGATGTCGAGTTGGGGTGCCGTGCTGAGCCAGCATTTGCCGCTGATTTCAAAGCTCTTGGCAGAACACACGCCCCTTAGGAACCTGTGTTCTTTGGAGGAAGCGTTTACGGTGGGCGAAGCATATAAGCTTACCGAACTACTTCAAGACGACCGCCGGATGAAAGGAGCGTTCCGGTTTATCAATACAGGGACTATCGAGCCGTTCTACTCGCTTTGGGGCTACTCGCAGACCACATACCTCAAGACGAAATACATGTGCCCCGTTCTCGAGAAAGCGGCATTCAAAGCGATGTTTCCAAGACGCTATACTCAGATGTCTTCGGCAAAGATTATCATCTCAGGAATGCGGCATTTCGAATCAATCCTAGACTTGAATGGCGAGGTCGTTGCGGGGAAGTCCACGGTCGTTATCCGCGGAATTGCTGGTGAAGACGAATGGTATTGTTTGCTCGGAATACTCAACTCGCAGCTCGCGCGATTTTTCCTCAGGGAGTGCTACAGCGCTCTCGCAATGGATGGCGGCATTAACTTTTCGCCGACTAACGTAGGTGAGATCCCTATTCCTAGTTCTTTTGTGTCACGAGAGTTACTCCGCACCGCGAAAGAACTTACGGCGTTGCGTGAGCGAACGGGGCCAGAGGTGAACGCTGCTGACGAGAAGCGCCTCGCATCGTTGATGGAAGCCTTGGATGAGGAAGTATTCGGGCTATACGGCCTCAGTGACAAAGACAGAACTACAATTCGCGGGGACGCAGTAGCTAAACCTCGTCGTTCCGCAGCGAGTCGGTGATGACAATCGGGATGCCGGCCACGTTGTCCGGCAGAGTGGGAACGCCCGTCGGGCTCGTGACCTTCGTGCGGCTGCGGCGGAGCTGCTCCAGCGCGCGGCGATTCATGAAGCAGTAGTCGGGAGCGACTCCGGCCGGGAACTTCGCCAGCGCCTCGAAAGCGAGGTCGTCGGTCATGCCCTTGCCGATGTTCGTCCCGAGAAAAGTTCGGCTCGATCATCAAGAAGGTTTCGGGCAAAGTTTGTTGGCGCAGCAAATCGCGGCCAACTCCAGCGGTCATCATGAACAAGCAACTCAAACTTCTCCACTTTGCATCCGACTCGACGAACGACGTGGGCGCTGCGCTCAATCTGCTCCGTGACACTCTAGCCGAGGAGGCCCAGCGCATCAATGACGAGGGAGCCAAGGCGATGAAGACCGGCGACTATTCCACAGCGGAGGGCGTGCTCGACTTCGCCAAACGGCTGCTGGCGTTCCGCAGCCGGGTCGAGGGTCTCGGCGCAGAATGGACCGAATTGGAGAGCCTCCGCGACAAAGCCTCCCTCGAAGTGCAGCAAATTGTCAGCAAACGCTTCTTCGGGCGCAAATCGAGCGGTGACATCACGCCACAAGCCGATTATTGCCGCCCCATTCTCGAAACGCTCGTGGAGATGGGCGGACGCGGAAAGACAAAGGACGTCATCGACCGAATGGGCGAGAAGATGAAAGGCATCCTAAAGCCGAAGGACTACGAGCCTCACGAGTCCGATGCGAAACAAATTCGCTGGCGAAACACGGCCCAATGGGCACGAAACCAAATGGTGAATGAAGACGGACGAATGAAAAAGGGCTCACCCACCGGCGTGTGGGAAATCTCGGATGCCGGGCGCGCGTGGCTCAAGAAGAAATGACGGCGAAAGGGATAATCAATGAGAGCAGGCGATAGAGTTGTGCATGAAGGGAAGGCTTACTACTCGATAGGAGCTGCCGCCCGGTTCCTTTCGACAACACCCACCAAAGTCAGAGAAATAATGGGACGAGGCGATCTTGAATGGATGCAGTTGCGGATCAACGGGCGACAATTGATTTCTGCCGAGAGCATTGTTCGTTACAGCAGGCGTCAGGAATAGGATTTATGCCCCTCGTGACACGGCGAGGTCGATGTGCGCGGCCGCGTGCTGGAAGAGCGGGCCAACTTCGCGCGGGACGCTGAGCAGACCGCGGGCGCTGGCGCAGGCGATCTGCATGAGTTCGCAGGAGTAGTAGTGATCGGGCCGGCCCTGCGGGCACCACCATTCCGTGCGGCGGGCGCCGCGGGCGTCGGTGAATTCGCGGCGGTCCCAGGCGGTGACCTGTTTGCGATAATCCTGATCGGCGGTGGGCAGGATGCGCCAGTCGGTTTCGCCGTAGCCGTGCATGAAGAAGTTGAGCTTGTCCTGCACGCCCGGCTTGCTCCATCGGATGACGTTGATCGGGCGGATGAAACCCTGGGCCTTGCGCCCGAGGTAGGGGTCGGTGGGCGCGACCGTCCACAGGTGGCGCTCGCCGTCGATGAGGAAATACGGGCGGTCATCGCCCCACAGCGCCTTCATGGCGTAGTCGCCATTGGGCAGGGAGCCGCCTTCCATGATCTGCGTGAACAGTTCGCTTTGGAAGGTGCCGACATCGAAGGCGATGTTGTGCCGCGGCACGCGCCACGTCTCGCAGAGGGCGAGGAGATTGGCGTAGCTCTCGGTGCCGGGGCCGACTTTGGCCTGAAAGAGCTGGCGGGAGACGCCGCCCATGCCCCACGCGCGGATGACGAGGTAGTAATGACGGCCGCCGCTGGCCTGGACGTCCACGGTGGCGAAGCGTTCGCGTTCGAGCGGCCACGGCGCGGTCGGGTCGTAGTCCAGCTCGCGGTCGCGGACATATTTGTCGTGCTTCATGTAGCGCAGGAGATCCGTCCAGGGACGGCCCTGCGTTTCGTTGGTGAAGCTCTTCAGCGGCTCGTGGTCGCCCCAATCGAGGCGGCGGAGGGCGCTGAGGTATTCGACAACCTGCGCGCCCCAATCGGTCCACCACGGGAGCAGCGCGCCCCAGGTGAAGGAGGCGCAGTTGCTCGGCGCGGTGGGGTTGCGGCGCTCCCAGCGGCCATGCGAGGCGATGTGCTTGCGGTGGGTGAGCAGGCCGGGCGTCGTGGCGCCACATTCGGCGCACTCGTAGCGCACGGTGCGACGGATGGCTTCGAGATCGCGCACGCCCTCGGCGTTCTTGATCGAGTCCCACTTGAGCCCGCCCTTTTCGTTTTTGTCCTTCCACTCCAGCTCCTGCAAATGGCCGCAAGGCAGCTCGGCGAGGAAATGGCGCTGGTCGCCCTTGATGAACGCGGCGTGGAGGGCGTCGTTCTCCGCGTCGGGAGTGGAGATGATGATTTTCTTGTAGTTGTGCGGGTAGGCGCGGGTGCGCTTTTCGACCATCTCGAGCGCGCCGGGCGGGTAGGAGCGGACTTCATCGAGGAGGATGTAGCGGAAGGGCGTGGACTGCAGGGACGCGGGCGATTTCGCGCCGGTGATGATGAGCGGCGCGCCGGGGAAGTAGATTTCGAGGGTGTTGCGCTTGCCGCGCTCCTTGGGCACGCGCGCCCAGACCGGACCGCAGCGCTCCATCATGGGGATGAGGCGGCCCTTCACCAATTTGACGGCTTCCTGGCGGTCGGCCGTGACCCAGAGGATCGGGCCGGGGTCTTCGCAGATGGCCCAGAGCAGGCAGCAGAGGATGGTGAGGGTTTTCGCGCTCTGCGCGCTGCACATGGCGGCGATCTCGTTGATGCCCTCGTCGGCGAACGCCTCCATGATTTCGCGGACGAAAACCGATTCGGTGGAATCCCATCTTTCGCCGACGGCGGAGGACGGGATGATTACGTGCTCTTCAGCCCAGCGCCAGGGCTCGCGATGGGCCGGAGGTCGGAGAGAAGCCGCGATACTCTCGACCAAAAAAGCCCAGCCGGTCCCACTTTTTTTTTAGCCCAATCGGGCACGGACACTTCGGCGAGCGCAGCGAGATGTTCGGTGCCGATGCGCTTGGTGGCTTCGGGAACGGTGAGGCCCACGACCAGCGGGCCGAGGGAATGACGCGCGCCGGCGAGCCGCTGCGTGAAGGCGTGGCCCATTGAGGCGAGCAACTCGGCCACTTCCTGGAAGGACAGCAGACGGCCCTGCTCTTTTTCCATGTCGAGTCGAGTCCGCTCGTTTTTCAGCAAAATCGCCTCCAGTTCCGCGCCCGCCTTGTCGGGTGAGCGCGTCTTGCGCCCCACGGCCACGGCGAACGACTGCCAGGGCGCGATCTTGTAGCGGCCAGCCTCATCGCAACCGGGGTTGCCCGGCTTTTTGAGCCAGCGCTGGATGGTCTTCGGCGCCACGTCTAACAACTCGGCGATAGCCGCCTGGCTATCGGCCCATTCGGGATCAATCTCGCGCTCTTCCCCCGGTAGAGCCGAATGTCGCGATTTTTCGGATTTTTCGGTGTCGTCGTTGCTCATACCGCGACTACCGATGTCAACCGCGCGACATCCGAGGCGACATGTCCGCGAGGCGGGTCGCGAGGCAGGCGCGACCTACCCGAAAGGGGACATTCGTTTTTTGAATGTTCTACAGCCTCGGGATGGGGGCGGTTGGCAACCTCTCATGCTCCCAGGCGGAAAAAGATTCCTTTGACCATGGTGGTTGATTTTTTGGGCGTGCCCACCTTGCCTACCATGTTTCCATACCAGCTCCGCGTAGCGCGCACAGGTTGGAACGTACAGGAATAGGGTAGGCAAGGTGGGCACGCGGCTCCAGATCACCGCCATTTCCAGAGTAGATCGCTCGCCGAAATCTGCCCACCTTCCAAACCAGAGCCGCAAGAGCACGCGAAAGCGCGCCATCTCTCCAGAGTAACGCCTTGCTCTTTCGCCCCAAGAAAGTGCGAAAGAGCGCACCCCTCACACAGAGTGGGCACACCGCTAAAAACGGGGAATCCCGTTTTTAAGCCACAGCAACAGCAGCGGCTTCTTTACGCAAACTCACGCCTTTGAGCCAATACACCCGTTCCTCCCCTGCCTTCCGACGATCAACCTCCACATGCGGGTTGCGCTCATAGAACCTGCGGAACAACGCATCCTTCGTCTTCACCGCGAAGCCGTGCCCGCCCATGAAATCTGAGAACGCGGCATAGATGGCCTCCTTTGTCTCTTCGTGCCCCGGCCCGAACACGCAGCACTGATCGCAGAACGCTCCCACCGGATCATTGGCCAGGGCAAAGCGCGTCTTGATCTCGTTGCTGTCCTTGCCACCCAGCGGGCACGTCATGCCTCCGAGGATGGCTTGCAACGCCTCGATCATCCACGAAAGCACGCCGTTCCGCTCCTCCACGAGCTTCGCCTTGAGCCCGCGATCCTTGTCCTGCTCCGCGACCTTTTGGCTGAACCGCAGGAAGCGCACGCGCCGCAGCTCGGCGTCCGTGCCGTTCTTGAAGCGCGGCAGCGAGTTCGAGTTGAACCACAGCTTCACATGCGAGAGCATCGGGAACGGCTTTCCGTAGATCGAGCGCACTTCCACGGGCTCCCCCGAGACGAACCGCTTTACGTTCGAGCTGTCCTTCATGTCCACGGTGTCCAGCTCCGTGCCCATGTTCACGCACGCGTATTGCAGTGACGGCAGCGAATAACCGCCCTGCCCCTCGGCGCAGAGTTGCGCGAGCGAAAGCACCGTCTTGAGCGGCGAGCCCCCGATCACCGCCATCACCGCGTCCGAGATCGTGCTCTTGCCCGTGCCTGCATCCCCGTAGGAGATCAGACAAACCTCGTGCTCGCAGGCCGGGTAGAGGATGTAGCCCGAGAACCATTGTTGCAGCGCGCGGTCCTGGGCATCGGGTAGAGCCTCCCACAGCGTCTTCATAAAAAGCGGAGCCATGCCCGCTGTCCATTCCCCGCGCCACTCCGCATCCAGGCAGGCCATGAACAGCCGCCCCGACCCATCGCGCGTGTTCTGCACCATTTGATCATGTGGCATCAGCTCCACGCACTCCTTTGACACCTTCAGCACCCCGTTCTGGCAGTTCACAAAAACCGTGCGCGTCTCCCGGTCCATGACCATCGCGCCCACAAACTCCTCGCCCTCGCGGAGCTGCCGGTCGGCCTGCGCGCCGGCGATGATCGCCATGATGTTCTTCACGCTGCGCTGCCCGCGCGGCAGCAGCATTTTCGCCACCGGATGAAACCGCTCGCTCTCCACGCTGCTCCATGCCTTGGCGTTGTGGACATACCAATCCGTGCCCTTGGTGCGCAGCGGCACCTTGCGCAGAAACTTCTGCACCCACAGCTCCTCCTCGAAGCCCAGCCCGCCCGCGCCGGGCAGGCGCTCCATGTTCGGTTGTTCAGCCATAGGTCAGAGTTTGAGACGGCGTGCCGCGCAAAAGGCTTCCACGTATTCCCGCTGCTTTGGATCTATCTCCACCACCTCGCGTGCTCGCAGGAAGGGGCGGCCATTGACCATCATCACGGTGCGGCCCAGCCACCCCACCGGATCGAGCCCCTTGGTTGGAAGATAGAGCACGCCATCCCGCACGTAGAGCCAGAGCGACGTCGGCCCCTTGCCGATCTGGAAAAGCCCGTCAGCTAGCTGGGGCAGTTGCTCGCGCATGCTAGCTCCTTGCTTTGATTGGTTGAAGCGGGTGTGCGTCTGTGTTCAAAGCAGGCACGGCCGGTATACTGCGTGGGGTAGGCTCTCGTGGGCCTGTCGAGCTTGAGGCAGTGGCCCTCGAACAGCTTCAGTCCAGGCACCTTGATCAAGGCGCCCCTGCGGAAGTGGATGCAGTCGTTGCAGTCCGCATCAATGGTCTGCATCTCCTTGATGTCGTCCGGCGTAAGTTGGGCGTCGTAGGGCTTGCCATCCCTATATCTTCCGTTGCCCCAGTAGTGGCGAAGAGTGGTCATTTGGCTTTTGGTTTTCTGCGTTTGCGGCGTCTCAGCCCTGCTTTGAAATTCTCGCGGAAAAAGTGCGCCCACTGCTCGCGCTGCGCCGTGCCACGGCTCTTGTGGTAGTCGTTCAAGTCCTTGCACCCATCGAAGGTGAAGGCGTGCAGCGCCCGCACGCGCGGCTTGATGAGCGCGGCCAACCCATCGGGCTCCAGCCAGCTCCCGCCCGTCTCGTCTGCGTCCGGGAAAAGGAAAGCCTGCGCTTCCGCGGGCCATTGATAACCCAGCGTGTGCGCGAGATTGCGCCCGCCCCGTATGCCGAAGATGGCGACGCGCTTCGTCCTGTCCGACAGTCCCCACGCCATCAGGTCCGCCGCCGCGGCCAAGTCCCATTCGCCCTCGGTGAAGATCAGCGCCCGCGCCGTCGCCGGATCTCCCAGCACCATCGGCCATGCGCCAATGCTCGGCTGCGTCTCGCTCGATCCCGGCACGAACCGCCAGCTCGCTTTCTTCTCGCCGCCTTTTGGCTCCACCCGAACATGCCAGCCGCAGAGGAAGCGCGTGCCATCGTCATTCATCGCCTCAACCGCGAAGGCCCACGCACGTTTGCCGGAGTAGATCGGCTGACCAATGGCCCCGCGCTCGAGCAACAGCGCGATCGTGTCCCGCGAATAGCCCCGCCACTCGGCGAGCCGTGCGTGCTCGCCCTCCGACTCGCGCAGATACTCCACGCCTTCGAGCCAATTCTCCAAATCGCGCCCGGCCAGCGCCGCCGGCCGCACCGGCGCCGCCGCTTCCACGATCTTCCGCGCCGGCATCCTCGACCCATCGGGCAGCTCGCCCGTCCCCGCCATCCGCGCCAGCGCCGTTGCCGCAGCGTGAAACTCCACGCCCCGCGTCGCCATCCAATAGCCGAAGACGTCGCCCTTGATGCCCGAGCCTTTGCCGCCAGCCCCGCACCCGAAGCACTTGAAGAGCCCGGTGCGCTCCGCGATCACCATGCTCGCCGTTTTCTCCGCATGAAACGGGCACGCGCAGAACCAGCGCGCCCCCGTGCGCCGCACCGCGATGCCATCCGCCGCCAGCAGCTCCAGCATCGACACCTTTTCCCGAATGGCCTCGAGGTCGTAGCTCATACCGCTTCCTCCGCCGGCATCCGCTCGCCCACGTCCTCCAGCCCCGGATACGGATCCATTTCCACGTTGCACCACACGCACAGGCCCGAGGTGAATGCCGCGCGATATTTCCGGCACTCCACGCACGCGCGCCACACTACGCGCAGCGGCGGACTGCTCCGCACCATCCGCGATTCCAGCAAATCCACCAGCACGGCCGCGCGCTCCAGCGGCGTCGCGCACTCGTCGTCCACCGCCACGATCAGCTCGCCCAAGGTCATCGCGGCATCCTTTCCAGTTCCCACGGATCCAGCGGTCGCTCGTAGCTGACTTCCGTTTTCACCACCGCCAGGCAGAGCACGAAGATCTCGATCTTCCGCGCCACCAACACCCGCGTTCCGTCGTCCGCGACGGCAAAATAATGCACCACCGTCCCCGCGCTGCTCACGTTCACCACAGCGCGATAATTCATCCAGGTTTCCCTCCTCGCTTTTTCTCCGCACCCGCACTCCACAATTGCTTCAGCCGCTTTTTCATTTCCCGCTGCGAGCCCAGCTCCGGCTCCCATTGCACGAGCTGGCCCGTGAAGGGCAGTCCGTACTGCCTCGCGAAGAACGCGCAGAACTCCACCAGGCACGAGAAGCCATCGCCGACCGCCAGCGCGTGCGCCTCGCCGAGCGTCAGCATCCGCCCGGCCACCGTCACCGCACCGCGCACCACCTCGATGACATCGGCCGCAATCACATTTCCCTCCACGAGTTTGATCACCCGCTTCGTCCGCATCCCGTAATAGCCGAAAAAGCGGTCACCCACCTTGAAGCGCGCCCCAGGGCGCACCGTCATCCGCTTCGAGCCCCGCACGACGCGCTCCGCAAACTGCGCTTGGAAGTTCACCGCCGGCATCACCAGCCCCCTTTCTTCGGCAGACGTTTCACCGCGCACAACTGCGCCTCACGGTCCCGCAGCCAGACCGACAATTCCCGCAGACCCCGCCCGGCCTGCGCCACCCCGACGCGGCTATTGGCGTGCGGCCCCGCGATCAGCAGCAAAGGAAATGCCTGCGCCTTCATGCCGCCCTCCCGCCTTTCGGTGGTAGCCCCGGTGGTAGCCCCGGCGTAAAAACGAGAGCCGAAGATTGACCAAACGCGGCCAGCCTGCCATCATCCGCGAACCAGCCTCCACAGATGATTGCGAGCCCATTTGACCATGTTTGACCAAGGGCGCCTAAACCAGCCCAACACACAGGTACGCTTGCATGAGGAAAGCCTGGCGCGCTGGCCGGGCGACGCGCCGGGCGGAGGTGGCGAAAAATCCGCTTAACCGGACTGGCGCGCGGAGAGGCGAAGGTTTATTCACGCGCTCCCGCCGAAGAATATCGGCC